ACAGAATAATAAGTTTATCAGAAGACCAGAGAAAGAACAATTTGACAAAGAAAAATATATGGACGACTTTGGTAAGAAAGTTATGGAGTTAGATGTTGTCAAAGGAGAACTGGTAAGAGATATAATTGATTATAAAGAATTAAGAGATTTATCAAATGATGATGTTGACAATCTACAATCTATGATAAGAAACAAATTAGATGAGATTGAAGATAGTATACAATCTATCATTGATACAGGCGACCAAGTTATACAAGATAGACAAGACGCATTTCAAAGTGATATGTCGCCAGAAGAAATTAGAGAGTTTGGTAAGAAACACAAACTACCTAAAAATGTTATCTATAAAATGTTAGAAAAATACCATTACTTAAAATTCTATAAGAAGTGTAAAGATATTTTAGATGATGGTAATATAACAGATAAAGAAATAGATAGTTTAAAAGAAGCAGTAGGAAGACCTAAAAAACATATTGCATTTACCTTTGGTAGATTTAATCCACCAACAATAGGACACGAAAAACTTATTAATAAAGTTGCGAGTGTAGGTGCAAATGAATATATCATAGTGCCTAGTGGTTCTTTTGACAATAAAAAGAATCCATTAAAAGTTGATGACAAAGTTAGAATTATGAAATCAATGTTCCCGAGACACGCTGGTAAGATAAAACAAATACCAGGTGCGAGAACAGCGATTGAAGTTATCAATAAACTAAATGGCAAAGCAAACGAAGTAACAATGGTAGTTGGTTCAGATAGAGTAAGAGAATTTGAAACACTACTTAACAAGTATAACGGTGTAAAGGCAAGAGGTACCGATTATGAGTTTGACAAAATTAATGTCGTAAGTGCAGGCGAAAGAGATCCAGACGCTGAAGGAGCAGCTGGTATGTCAGCAAGTAAAATGCGAGACGCAGCCGCTAAAGACGATTTTAAATCTTTTCAACAAGGACTACCATCTTCATTTAGAGATAAACAGAAGTTGTTTGGTCTAGTTAGAAAAGGTATGAACATACAAGCAAACTATACATCACACGGTGTAGGTACAATGAAACCTATGGCTGCGATTGAAAACTTTACTCAATGGCAGATAAGAGACCTTTACATAAGAGAACAATTATTTAAAAAAGACGATTTAGTTGAAGACCAAAGACAAGATGTTTCTGGTAAAGTAATAAGAAGAGGAACTAATTATATTGTATTAGAAGACAATAATTCTAATCTACACAAATGTTGGATATGGGATTGCTTACCTAAAGTAAGTATTGATGAAGTAAGAGTACACGAACACGACTTAAATGTAGACTTTGGTTTTGAGACTATTTCTGAAAAGGAACTAGAAATGAAACTACAAGAAGATATGAGAAAAGTACCACAAGATAAAGATGTTAAATCTAAAGATGGTACACAACCTAAAAAATACTATAAAGACCTTAAAAAAGGTACAAAAGATAAGAGAGCAAACTTTTTCAAAAAACAATCAGGTTATAAAAAATCAGATGATGATGACGATTATAAGGCAGCTCCAGGCGATAAAGACGCAAAGACAAAACCTTCAAAACATACTAAAAAGTATAAACAAATGTTTGGAGATAGTTACGAAATAGGTAAAGATTACGCTAATCACGCAAAGGATATTACACCTGGAGAGACACCAAGTGAGCCACCAGTTGATAGTAAAAAGCGTGCTGAACAAGCAGATGAGAAGATTACCACAAATGATATAAAAGAATGGGCTACTTCAAGTGAGACTATTGATAAATATAAGAAACGATACGGAGAAGAGTATCAAAAAGAGATTGACGAAGCTGTGAGAAAGATGGAGGAAAGATTGAAAGTACAATCTTTTAAAGAGTATGCTAAGATTTAAAGATTATGCAACAAAGATAACTGCTTCATTGCAGTATCATATTGAAAATAGTATACCTCTTGCAAACAACATCTATCGTACACACAGCCAAGAGTTTTATGCCTTGTTTAACGAGGCAAGAGAAATGTATAGAGAAGGTTCTCTAATAGTTGAAAGTGATTTTGATAAACAACTATTAGAAACTGACATAGGTGAACACGGTATATACGAAGGCGAAAAAGTGCCATTAGATATACCGATTGCAGAAGAGGAAAAAAAGAACCCTCCTCTGAATAAACCTAAAAGAGGTGGACCTAAAAAGTTTTATGTCTTTGTAAAAGACGGTGATAAAATTAAAAAGGTTACTTGGGGAGACACAACTGGATTAAAAGTCAAGTTAAATGATCCCGAGGCAAGAAAGTCCTTTGCTGCTCGACATAGATGTGACCAGCAAAAAGACAAAACGAAGGCTTCATATTGGGCGTGTAACTTACCTCGATATGCAAAAAGTTTAGGACTTGGTAATGGTGGAAACTTCTTTTGGTAAACCATATTCTGAATTTAAAAATAACGGAATATGGCAAAGAGTATTTGACAAAGAAGTTTCGATAGAGGAACTGATTTGGCATAGAGACTATGAAAATAGAAAGATTAAAATAGTTTCTGGTGTTAATTGGAAACTACAACTTGATAATCAGTTACCAGAAACTTTAAAAATTGGTAACACTTATAAGATACCTAGAATGGTTTATCATAGGTTGATAAAAGGTGAAGGAAGACTTATTATAGAAATTAAGGAATACAAGGAAACAAAATGAAAACTAGATACGCAAAAACAATGAGAGACGCAATTGCCGAAGTGTGGGCTAATGATATTACATTAGACGAAGGCAGAATGAAAACTATTGCGACTATGTTTGACGCAGGTAAAACTCCAGAAGAGATAGCAAAGAAGATGAAACTTCCTGTTGCTACGGTTAAATCAATATTAGGTGAAGAAGATTTACCTGAAGAAATGTTATGGGAGTTTACAGACCAACAAATTACTCAACTTAAAAAAGAATATTCAGGTCTTAAAGGTGCAAAAATTTCACTTGCAAGAGCTAATCAATTAAGAAACATCTTTGATAAGATTTCTAACACACAACTTCCTAAACTTTACAAAGCAGATATTCCTTTCTTATCAACTATGGCATTAACTCGTATGATTAAAAAAGGTATTCAAGTACCTAAAGGTATTAAGTTATCAGCGTTTGAACAAATGTCTTGGGAACAAATTACCGAAACACATACTAGTGACCAATCATCTAAAAATATTCAGAAAGATAAGAACGAGAACGCTCCGTCAGAAGCAGACATAGACAGATTAAAAAAACAAGGTTTAAAACCTGTTAAAGAATTTAAAAAGATGTCTGTTGAAATTGGTGACGATACAAAAAGAAAAAAGGCAATAGCAGATTTACGAAAAAAAGGTTTTGAAGTTACCGTTGGTAGAGGAACTGGATATAAAGGTGAAGTTTTATCAGTTGATGGTAAAGGTGCAGACCTAAACAAATATGCTACTGACCTTAAAAACTTTTATGGTGCTAAAGTTGTTGCAGAAGAAACAGAATTAAAAGAATACGCAGAATACATTGAGTATATGTGTAAGAACTCATCACAGGCAAGAGCAGTTGCTAATATGTTTAAAGGTAAAACTGGTGGTGGAGAAGCAAATTCAGATGGTTCAGAAGTTAGAATCGATAGTGCAAAAGATGTTGAGAACATACACAAACAAGTTATGGCTAAGTATGGTGATGATATAAGAGTTATCACTAAAGAAGAAAACATACAAGAGAACTCTAGTGTAATGAAAGGTGTTGATGATTATATTAAAATAGGACAAGATAGAATTAAAAATCATCCTCGTTTCAAAGACTTATACGCTAAACAAAAAAGAGATTATATGAAGACGGTAGGTCCTAAATATATTAAGATACACGATACAGAAAACGGACAGAAGAGAAGTATACACGCTTTCATAGACAAACAAACAGGTGACTTATTTAAACCTGCTGGAGTAAATGCACCTGCAAAAGGTGTTAGAGGTAATGTAACGGATAAAAACTTTATGAGTAAATTAAAAGGTAGATTTGATACACACGGTGGTCATTTGTATGCTAGAGACCCATACAGAAGAATATTTGGTAGTGTACAAGAATCAGATATTACAAAAGATAATGTAAAAAAAGGTGATAGTGAAAAAGAAAAAGAATTAAAGATTAAACTAGATAAAGAAAAAGACCAAGACACATTAGAGAAACAACTAATCGCTGCTCAAGGTCAAATTAATATTCTAAAACAAAAATTAGAAAACGAAAAGAACAAAGCAATTAAACCAGAACCTAATCCTGATACAGGCGAAGTACCTTTAGCAGTTGGTTTAGCACAAAAACTTTTAAGAGATAAAGAGAAAAAAGAAACTGAAAAACCAGAAATTAAAAAAGAAGATTTAAATAAAGATGATGAGAAGACAATTAAACCTATTATCAAACAACTTAAAAAGTCTGTAACGGCACACGATAAACAAGCAAAAGATTTAGAGAAGGCTGTAAAAGAAGAAACAATAGTTGAAAACTCTAAAAAAGATAAAGAAAAAAGATTACAAAGAGCAAAAGATATGATAAGATATTACGATATGTTAAAAAAGAAAGCACTTAAAGGACCTAATAAAGAACTTGCTAAAAAGATGTTAAAAAGTGATGTTGAAAAAGATATCGAAGAAGGTGGACCAGGTTCTGGACCACAACACGGAGATAAAAGAGGTACATATAAAACAGGTCACAAAAAATCTTATATGAAACCTGGCGCTGGTAAGAGACCAGGAAGTGCAAAAGATGGTGGTCAAACTGACAAAGAAGCAGATGATTACGATACAGAAATGGGAGAAGCAGATTTAACAAAAAGTCAAATTAAAAAAGTGCATAAAATGGCTGATGAGTTACCGAAGAAATCATTTAGAGATAGATATGGTAAAGAAAAAGGTGACGCAGTAAGATATGGCACTGCTACTAATATGGTAAAAAAGAAAATGAAAATAGAAAACTCAAAACATCCTGCTAAAATGAAATACGAAGAGATTGCAGGTTTAAGAAAGAAAGCAGATAAATCTGGAATGCCTTATGGTATCTTAAAGAAAGTATACGATAGAGGTATGGCTGCATGGAAAGGTGGTCAT